CAAAGTTTGCAACATAGTCTGATGTACCTGGAGCCTTATCTACGGCGGTGGCATATTGCCAGTAACGCTTTAGGTATCCGGCGCTTGTTGAGCTCACGTTTGCTATTCCAGCACCTTCGAAGTCAACTAATGTGAACTTGGATTCTGTATTAACGGTGAACGTTGCTTGTGTACCTGTGTTCGATACTGAGCCAACTGATGTTACCTTGACTAGCTGTGTACCAATTGTATTGTTACCTAAATCAACTAGGTCACCGACAGATAGAAGGCTACGTAATGTACCAGCACGTGATACAGCATCAGCGATAGTACCTGAACCACTTTGACCAACTACTACAGCAAAAGTGTTTGTACCGTTGTAAGCTTGAACTGATGTGATGCTACCGTTAACGCTAATTGAACCGTTACCTGCAAGAACTGTGTTCGAGAAGAAAGCATTGCTTGTATCACACACAGAGATTTTTAACGAGTTTCCTAGTGCACCTGGATATCTTGCAATGTATCTAACGTTGGTTTCGCTACCGATATTGGTCTGTACAGTTGTGCTATCAAAGTCATCATCGTTCTTAATAATGAGGTTTGTAGCTGACGATACTGTCGACACATTAGCGAAAGCAGTTAATACACCGTCAGCACCAGTTGCATCGGTAGTATTAGCAGTTCTTACTACATATAACTTATTTCCGTAAGCAAGGAAATTAGCTGCAGTGAAGAATGTTTCTGCATTGTGGTTGGTTGGTTTGCCGAAACGGGCAACTAGATTAGTTTCTGAGTCTACTAAAATTCTTTTGCCAACTGGTCCCCAACGAAAAACGCCAGCTAGAGCGCCTTCTGTTGTTGATACTGCTGGGACTACAGTGGTCAAGTCAATTTCAGTGACATTTACACCTGGACTAACTTGAAATGCCATTTTGTGTCTCCTTCAAAAGGTTATTTATGACAAGAAGTATAACTGATTATTTTTATTTATAAATTTTCAAACCTATTAAGTCATCATCCACTTATTGAAAGATATTCTTGATTCATCCAAATTTTCTATCTGAACCTTACCAAAATCTCCTACTTGAATAGGTTGCTTATCGTCAATAACACCAAAAGGCAATAGTTCGTCCTCAATTCGTTGAATACTATTTTCATACAAGTTACGTCTAAAATTATTGTTTGCATAGTCTTTAAAGTACTGTTGATCTGTTAACCATGCAAAAATAACACAACACATCACTAAGTCATCGTTACCTTCTTCTGCTTCAAACGAAGTACCATTACTTACAAATCTGTACAGCTCTTGTATAGTATCAAAATCATTAATTATAAGTTTGTCACTTTCAATCATTGATTTTAAATTAGAGCAGCCAATCTTCTTAGTTAATTTAGTAGTTCTTACACCTGCATGAGAAGAGCCAGAGAATCCAGCTGATACTACTGCACCTTTAAGGGGTGAGGAATAACTAAAAATTAAATTATCATACTCTAAATCATGCTGAAGAATATCGGCTACCTGTTGTCCTACATCATTTATTTCTACTAAAATTAAAGCTTTATTATAATAGTTTGCTAGATTATAAACGACAGATGGATATACTAATGGATCTATTTCCTTATTACGATATGAAGCAACATCCACATAAGGAAACTCAGTAACATCGAACACTTTAAAGGCAGAATAGTCCCCTTCACGTCCACGCGCAGTATCGACTGCTATAGTATAAATTCTATCCTTTTCTGGGTACTTAAATATCTTTAAATGCTCGTCAGACTTTACAGGTGTCTGATAAACTAAAGTTCTAAGCTTTGCACCTGCAATTAGGGTTGATGATGAACCTAGGAACTCACACTCAAACTCCTGCCTAAATTGTTCCTCGGATGTGTTGTTAATTGTTTGTTGCTTCCAGGCTTCATCTCTTCCTGGCACTTCACTCCAATGAACGTCAATCCGCTTATAATCATTTCTTTCATTCTCACTATCAGCCCATATCTTATAGAATAAGTTAAGACCATTAGGAGTAGACGTAATTAATACTTTTGTAGTAGCGCCAGAAGAAATGGTAGGGTATACAGAAGCAAAGAACGACTCTTGAATGTTGTTGGGTACGAAAGCAAACTCATCTAGGTAAACTAAGTTTTGTGATGTACCTCTAATGGCTGATGATGCAGTAGAACTAGCTTGTATCTTAGAGCCATTTTCTAACTCTACATTACCTTTGTTCCATTCTACTATACCTTGTTGCATCCATCTAGGCATGTGTTCATAAGCAAGTTGAATTCTACTTAGAATTTCCCGTGCTTGTTTTTCTTTGTGGGCAAGTATAGCTACTGAATAGTTTTCGTAAAACAGTACACGATGCAGAATAATACCTACAACTACGGTAGTTTTACCGACCTGTCTAGGCATCTTACATATTACAAATCTTTCTTTATCTGAAAGCTCTATAATATCTTTTTGATAGTCGTAAGGTTGAAAAGGTATTAAGCCTTTGTCTACGTGTACTATCTTTACGTAATTTTCAATAAAGTATACTGGATCTCTTGAACACTTTATGTATTCCTGGACGTTGTCCTTTGTCCATTCAATCTCTACATAACTACGTTTGAGGTTTCTATTACCAAGATAATACTCAGTGTTGCTCATTTTGATCTTTTAAAAATTTTTGAAGCTCGGCTGTGCTGCCAACAAATAGATTATTGTTGATAGTCTTTGCATTGCCAGCTTCTCCAGATAGCTCTTGCTTTCGTTTTGAAAGCTCCAAAAGATCCTTATTAACCTCTGACATAGTTTTAATAAGATTAGCTGCGACTTCATAGCTTCTAGGATGTTGGGATTGCCCGGCAACATCTAAAATACCATCTAGAGCCTCTGCGCCCTTCTCTATAATATTAAGAAGATTGCCTCTTGCATATTCAAAATCATCTTCGTAATCGGGCTGCTTTTTAATAACTTGTATTTCTTTTTCAAGAGGCGGGAGGCCTAATGCGTCAGAAATAGTATCAGTTTTCATCTATGCTCTTCTTTATAATAATATAGTCCCAATCATCATCAGGTAGAATGTCACTTCTATCTACCGTTAGCGATGCATTAGTTGTTGGTTGTCCATTAGCCAACATACCTGGGTATATAGTAATACTCTCAGCAACAGTATTAGTATTAAATTTTTCGTAGAAATTAGTATTTGCAAGAGTAATAACATTAGACTTCTTGACTGGGCCAAATAGATACCCTAGCATAGTAAAGTTTATGGTCCAGGTAAGAACTCTTCTTTCTTCATAATTAGTATCATACGTGTCTGAAGATGTAATGTTCTTTATGATAACAGGTATGTCTAATTTAAAATCTAACTCTGGAATAAGATTTAAAGTTGCGGTCCATTCAGGAGTAAAAAACGGCAGAATTTGTTCTAGAATTCTTGTGCCGTCTTCTGCATTCTTTACCATGATATTTAAAGTGAAGTCAATATCATATGGTACTGGATTGTACGCATACTTTAGATAATTGTCATCATTAGTTTCGACTTTAGTAATTCTACTCTTATTGATTGTAGCAAGCTTTCTACTTGCAGCATAAGATAGTCCAGTCATCTCAAATGACATTACCGGTAGAATAACCGCAGCAGGTCTATTGAGGTTTGGTTCGGCATCCACTCTTGCTAGAGCTTTATCGCGAGGTGCGTAGGTGATAGGTACACGAAGTGTCTGTATGCTTGTATTGCTTGCATTTACTCTGTTAATGTAAATGTCGTTAAAAAGTGTGCCAAAGTACGTTACGTACTTTCTGAGTGTCTTATGATAAAAGGTCTGTCCGAACATTATAGATTGCCTTCACTAAACGGGTCAATGTTAGTAAAGTCAATAAACTCTAAAGCTTCATTTTGTATAGTAGACGTATTATCTACTATTAGGTCACCAATATCTTCACCTTCTGTAATTAAATTAAAGCCAGACTCATCTGTTAGGAAGCCATAATCTGCACCTATTTGATACTTAATAGAGTACGCATTAACGTCAAGTCTATAGTTGTCATATAGATTATCAACATCTAATAAACCAGTATTAAATATCTCGTTGCTATATTCAAACAGTTCACATTGTATATCGAATGTTTGTAGTGAGCCTAGTTGATAGAAAATAGCTTCGTGTTCGACAAACTTAATTTCAAATATCTTATTGTTTAAAGGGAAGAATATAAGGTCGCCTTCTCTTGGTCTAACTATGGCTTCTATACTTCCTACCTCATCATTAAATATTCTTCGAGCCATAGTAAATGTAACTCGATCTCTTATCTCTAGATTGAACTTAGATAAGAAGTCTCCTTCTCCTGCAAATCCCTCAACATTCTTAATATACATTTCAAGCATGTAAGCATTGTTAAAGGAGCTTAAAGGACTCTCACCGTAAATAGGATCGTATGCGTCTCTTGTTCTAGGCAAATAATAAAGTTCATGACCGTAGATCTTAATAGCTTCTACAATCAAGTTTTCAATTAAAAGCTGCTCTTGGCTACTTTTAAAATTATTAAAGTAAAAATTGGTTGCCATTACCCAATCATATCCATCACTGGCAACGAGTAGCTAGAAATCATTTCTTGTTCTAACTTATCTATTTCCTGCTTGGCATCATCTAATATTTTTTCACCATTAAACTTAACGCCACCAGGTAGTTCTAAGCCAGTAAACTTAGTTAGATTAGTACCCCATTGATACTTAATTTTTGCTGTGCAGTATTCTTGCAGCCATCGGTCACCCCAGGCATCAGTAAACACAGCTGGGTCTACTACCATATATGCTTCAACTAAAAGGTAAGTAACGCCGGTATGGACGTTCCAATCCATATCAACATATAATCTGTTAGTATGACGGTTATATCTAATAGGCTTTTGTCCAACGATGATTTGCTGTATAAGTGCCAAATGCTGCATTGTCATATAGAAAGGTATTAAACTTACTGATGTAAGAGTATACAAATCATTAAGAGCAATCTGATATCTGATATTGAATAAGTCTTGATGGCCAACTACCGGATCACCAATAGGAAATATTCTTACTGCTCCTATAATGTTTTCCGGCAGGGTAATATACTTGTTAACCTTATCTTGTTCGGTAATAAGGTGCTTATAGTAAATTTTTTCCGATCCATCAAAATGATAATCATAATAATACTTAAGGGATTCGTCTACTCGATCATCAATCTGATCATCATCTACGTTAATCTCAAGGACTGGCTTACCTAACTTTCTAAGGCAGTATTCTTTAAATTCATTTCTTGAAGTTGGGATAGCCATGTTTATTCCTTTAGTTTAACTCTTGAGGCCATGTAATGGTATACGGGTAATCTGGTTGCTTTGAGATGTCTGCTAATGCTTGTGCATAATTATCTAGGTCATCTAAGTTGTCCGTGGTAGGAATATCCAATCTTACTTCTCTGCTGTGTCTCTCATAACGCCAGCTTAACAGTGAGAAAAGATAAGCTCTTCTCTGATATGCAATTCTTTTTAGGTCAGTTAACCTTAGCTGTATATCTTCTTCTGTAAGATCTTCTAGAGTGGCCCACTCAATTCTTTCATTCTGTACTATAGGCTCATCCAATAATATAACCTTTTTAGTTGTAAGATCGATATTATCAGGATCAGGAAATAGCTCCAGATCTGGATTTTGTTCTATGAGAGTGTCTAGTTTTGTCATAATAGTATTTATTAAGGGTAGTTAAAAGTAGAAATTCTACTATCTAGAGTTCCATCTAATGAATAAGAAAAGGTAATATAGTTGCTGGGTACATACCCCCAAGTACTATCTGTTGAAGGGTAGTTGCCATATTGGGGTAATACAGTATAAGCTGCTAGTCCCCCAGAAGGATATTTTAGTGTAATTGCACCGGAAGCTGAACTAGGGGATGCAGGCATTATACTAGTACTTCCTGCATAATTATACCCACTATAAAAATCTAAACCATAAAGTTGTTTGTTAGATACTGAAGTAGCAAACGCACTAACAGATGAAGATGAACCTAATAATGTCCATGCACTATTTGTATTTGCTGTACCTACCGAACCCCAATTGGGGCTAATTGATGAAGTACTATAATAATCAAAAAATTTAATGTAAATTGTAGCTATATTAGAGGTTTTACCACTTTTATATGCCCACCCTCTAGCCATATAGTATGACGGTTCATTAAAAAACATAACATATACTAAATTGCCTATGGATAAATTTCCTGGACGTAAATCCCAATATACACCCGTTCCGTTTGAATATAAAACTTGGCCGGCTGTTCCACTAGATCCGTTTGCAAAGATGTTTTGTGTTGCTATTCGAGTACTAAAAGAGGTTCCAAAAACGCTATTAAATCGAAGATAACTAGAACTTAACGATGTATTTTCATTTCCGCGTCCGGCACTGTAAGTACTGGGGATAATAGAGGGTAAAAAATCTCCATAAAATAATGTATTAGATGAACTGTTTCCTATTGAAAAAGAATTAGAATAGGTATTAACTAAACCTAGACTGATACTGTCGGATAAAAGAATAACATTGCCAGATGTTAAAGATGTAGAATTTACGGTAGTGTTAGTAACCCCGCTATACTCAAGAGTAGATGTATTTACTCTTGTGTTGCTCCCAACAGACATAGAGGTATTGTTTATAACTAGATCTGCCCCTAAACTAATAGAAAAATTATTAATAGTAGTGTTTGTTGCAGTATTACCTATACTAATAGATATAGAATTTATAGAGGTATTAGATACTGCGTCTGTTAAGATAGCTGCAGAAGCTGGATTTGATAAAACACTAGATACTGATCTACTTTTTGTCATAATTTAGTTTAGGGGTAATTAAAAGTAGCAATCTTAGAGTCTTGAGTACCATCTAATACATAAGTAGTAGTAATATAGTTGTTAGGTGTATATCCCCAGGTAAAATCAGTCGATGGAGTATTAAAGCCTGCTACTGAGCTTGAATGGCTGGAGAGCCCTCCTGACGAATACTTTAGTGTGGTGGCTCCTGTTGGTCCAGTAACACTGGCAGGCATTATAGACTCACTGCCTGCATAATTATACCCGCTATAAAACTCTAAACCGTATAGTTGTTGACTATTAACGTTACCCGACAACATAGAATAACTCGAGCTCGAACCTGAAGAAGACCAACTACTTATAGGAGCAGAAGCAACTGTTGTAAATGACGGATTAATAGAAGAAGTAGTATAGAAATCATAAAGTCTAAAGTACATAGTACTAGAAGAGGGGTTCGTTGCTTTATTGTTTTTATATACCCAGCCTCGTGCTAAGTAGTACGTTGATGCAGAACTTTTAAACCACATCATATATACTAGATTTCCTATAGCCAGTGTACTTCCTCCACCACCACTACTTACTGTACTCCAGTAAATACCTGTACCATTTGATGTAAGTATTTGTCCTGAAGATCCATTAGAGTTGTTTGCATAGATCGCACCTGGAATAATATGCGTAGTATTTGCTCTAAGTGTACCAGCGATAACTAGACTTGTTGAATTAATAAAAGATGAGGTACCGAAGTAGTTGACTCCCGCAGTAGTACTGTTTGCATATGCAAAACTAGAAGGAATTCCTACAAAAACTGTAGTGCTGTTTACTAATACAGTATTACCTACGAATATGGCACTAGAATTTATCTGAGTATTAACAGTAGTATTGCCTATTGAAATATTTGCAACACTAATAGAAGTATTTACTGTACTATTTCCTATTACTAAAGCAGAAGCATTAATTACACTATTCGACGTACTATTTCTAATAGCAATACTTGTTGCGTTAATTACTGAATTAACGATAGTATTACCTACAACAAACGATGATGTATTAATCGTAGTATTAGCGGTAGAGTTGCTAATAGAAATAGAAGTGGCGTTAATAAAGGTATTAACAGTAGCACTGCCATATGCAAGATTACTAGCACCCGCTGTTAAAGTTGTTAAGCCTGAAAACGTTGAAAGTGTTCTACTTCTGGTCATGGATTATACCTTTGGATACTTGGCTTTTACATCTAGAATTTTTTGTTTCATAGCAGCGAATTCTTCAGTTTTTTCACCCTTCCAAATTGCACCCAACTGCTCGCTCAACGATGGGTACTCATTTCTTCTTTGTGCGTAGTAGTCAGGAATAGATGGTCTAACAATTTCATCCTTGTTGATATCTATAACCATGTCTTCACCAAATGGTGATTGCAAAGTTCTTGTCTTTGGATCTAATGCTTCCCATTCAGCTTCTTTGGCTTCTATTTCTGCTACAATCTTGTCTTTTGAGCTCTCTAAGAACTCGTTAAGATTTGCACCAGGAGGGATAAAAATCTTCCAGTCGTAGACTTTATCGTCAAATGTTACTCTAATATCAGCGAGTGCTCTTTCTTCGTTTCCACCAACTGTCAAGAGCCCTTCTAAAGAAATTTCACAAGTCATTTTTACTCCTATTTGTTT